TTAGGATTGTAGTACCCTGTGTACCCCTCGAAAGTTGCCCGAATGAAATCACCCATATAAAAAATACAACATTATTTTAATAAGTCAGGATGGGTCTCTCGATTATCATGGGTAATATGTTTTCAGGTAAGACATCAGAACTTATTCGAAGGTTGAAGCGACTCAAGGTTCTGGGTAAGCAAATTGTGGTTGTGAATTCTGCAAAAGATACACGATCCCCTGATGAAGTCCTCAAAACCCATGATAATGTCAAGTTTGATTGTCACAAGGTCATCAACTTGTATGAACTACTGGGAAAGTGTGATTTTGAGGATGCCGATATTGTCGCGATCGATGAAGCACAATTCTATCCCGATCTTAAACATTTTATCGTGACGTGTATGGATATGGGGAAGGATGTGATCATCGCGGGTCTAGATGGCGACGCATTTCAGAGGAAATGGGGGGAACTTCTTGATTGTATCCCAATTGCTAGTGAAGTTACGAAGTTATCAGCACTGTGTAAATATTGTCGGCACGAGACCCCTGGTCCATTCACAAAGAGAATTGTAGAAGACCGAGAACTCGAACTCATCGGTGGGAGTGACATGTACGTGGCGGTGTGTCATAAACATCTATGAACATCCAGAATTAAAACAACTCGCCTACCGTCACCCGTCTTGGTAAGTTCGTGGTACCGTGCGTGATCAAAGAGGTACTCCTCACCTTCCCTGTGTACGTGGGGCCCCTTCTCAGTATAGAGTGTACAGTCACCTCCACCCTCTATAGTAAGATGATACCGAAGTAGGAGGTTTGTTTCTGCACGATGTGGTGCGATAGTCATTGGTCCTTCGACAACTGCGAAAAGTGCAGTCTCTTTGTTTATACAAGGAATCTGATCGATGAGATTTTTTAAAAGTGGAAAGTTTTCAGCTCTGTAGAAGTAGTATCGCTCATTCTTCTCAAACCATGGATCAAGATCGTGGAAGTATTGTTTCTCAAGTTTCTTGGAAACTTTCCCAAACTCTTTTTGAATCTTTCGAAAATGAAACTTGATGAGCCATAGACCTGGATGATCTCTCACTGAATATGTCGAAGACCAGTTGAGTATGTCAATGATCGCGTTTCGCATACCCACCAGGGGTCGTCGTGGGTTCTGAAAATACAGGCGGTCGATGGGTGCCTTTAGGTAATCGTGGAGAACCAACCCTACAGGAACCAATACCAGTGGCCACATTATTTTCTCTGCAGATAATAAAAATGCCCGGATACGGTGGACCAATAGAAAAGTATGCCCCCGCCCCTGTCGAAGAAGTCGAGACTGTCGAGAAGCGCTTCGTGATGCCCAAGATGCCCGCTCTCACTGTGGTTCAGATTATGCTTGTTGCCACTATCGCCCTTTACGCCTACAGCGCCCGTAAGATGAACGGTGTCGTCGTCTCCAGCCTCGCGCTCACTGTGGCCCTCCTCCACGTGTACGACCACATGTACCGTGTGAAGCGTGGCCCTGAGCAACTTTTCTTCCTCCCCAAGAAGGAAGCTTACGGCTGCATGGCGTGCAAGTAAATTATCTTTGTAAATTGTAAGTATGCGCGTCAACATTATAAAGAGCCCTGATCGTAAGAAAAAGTTCAGGGCTGTCTTAGAAGACGGCAGGACTGTTGACTTTGGTGCCAGTGGATATTCAGACTACACCAAACACAAGAATCCTTCACGTATGCGTTCCTATGTACTCAGACATGGTGGTCGAGTACCCAAGAGGACAATAGCAGAGAGAGATCCAGTACGGATCCATAAAATGATGCTCAATGTGACATCGAGTGATAAAGAAGATTGGAAGTTGAGCGGTATCGGCAGGGCTGGTTTCTGGTCCCGCTGGTACCTCTGGGGTCATCCATCGTTTGAGGGTGCTAAAAAGATCATCACCAAGAAGTTTGGGGTTACTTTCGACAAAAGTTCTTAGCCGTTATTTCAACGTACGGATACGCATCTCTTAGTGATTCTTTCGCTGCTTTTTCTAATACAGTTCCGGGTTTAATCATACCCCCAATGGTTAGTATATCACCAGGTTGGTTATAAGGAGGAGTAGTTCTAATAGTTCTGATTTTATCAGCAGCAGCACAAAATGCTGTAACTCCATCTGGGTTAGATTTACGAATCTCATCCACTACTAATTGTTTTTCTTTGTCTGTTTTCTTATCAGCACTTTTCTGATAGTAATCAACGATAAATGGTTTCTGTTTCGTGAGATCATCAACCCCCGACACTTTCCTAAAGTGTGGTCCAGTCCTGGGAATCAGACCAGCGAAGAAGGCGGCGGCTGAAGAGGACGATGAACAACAAGAACAACAACACATCATCAGAAGTATTGTACTGAATTTCAGCTTCATATATATTTATCATTTATTTAATTTTGCGAGTTCCAAAGCACGTTTCACAAACGCCTTATCCCGTTTAATCTTAGGATCCGCGGCGATAAGACGCAACATCGTAGCAGTGGGAATCTTGGGGGTGTTTCCCGTTGGTTTGGGCATCTTCTTCAACTTTTTCTTCGCTTCCTGAAGTTGTTTCACACCTGGCATTTATTATGGGCGGAGACCTTTTTTCGCGAGAGTCGCTTTGAGCTCAGCCATAAGTTTGGCACGTTTATTGTTTAGCATGGGTTTCCTAGGTGGAGGAGGAGGGGGTGGGGGTGGAACACGAGCGCCTTGAGGCCTGGGTGTCGCCGCAGGAGCAACTACGGTTTGACAGATACGAATAACTTTTTGTGCGTTCTTCACACTGTTCTCAAAGTTCATAGTAATCTTGGAGCGGAGTTCTCTCGCGGTAAGCTGGACGCGCTTTCCGTCGACAGTCTTGGTGACACGGAGACCCAGCTTCTTAGCTTTATTTTTCAGGTCCTTGTACTGCATATATTAGTACACAAGAAAATCATAAAACGTCTTGATGTCTCCATCATTAATCAACTTGACAAATTCCTGATCATTTTTCGAAAACATAAGTGGATTTGGCGATGCCATCGTAAACGCACGATCGATAGTTACCCCAGTCTGGTCCAGGTAAATGAGTAAGTTATTGATTTGTTCATAAGGCAACATATCCAATGCCATCCGAAACTTTCCCACGGAGAAGTCATAATCACTTTCACTCTTCTTAATGAGCAATTGTCTTTTTATAAACTTTTCTAAATCGGTTTCAGGATTGACCCCTATCTTTATATCACACCTGAGATACTCCATCAAGTCTCGAACACCGTGTGCGACCAGTTTCACAAAACTGCGTTTCTCTGGTGTCATACTTACAATGTATAAAGATAAATTGTGAAATTAGGGTAAGATGAGTGATGTACATGAACTTAAAATACTTATTCATAAGGTTCTACTACCGAGGATTAGACAACTTGAGGAAGAGGTTTCATCATTGAGAAAACACACTTGGCCATATGTCCAAAGTAATCGTGAGAAACATCAACTTGACGACATCGAGGTGAAGAAGGATTTTTTCAAACATCTCGATGAAGATACGATTAAGGAACTTTTACTTGAAAAGGCGAAACTGACGAGGACACCAGGATTTCACAGGAGAGAATATGATCTTACAAATAATTTTTGTTGACGTACTATAAATGGGACTTGTGTTTTCTCTGATCCCAGGTCTCGATATGCCTAAAATCCCATTCATTTCTGATCTCTTCAAAGGAGATGATAAGCCCATGAAGACCGAGTGGCTTGCTGCTTATATCTGTGGAATCTTATGTTCTATCCTCGTGGTGTACGGTGTTATGAAGATGCCATTCAAAACACCACCAATGCTCGCAGCTGCGTGTATATGCTCATCTTGTTGCAGTTCATCAACTTCACGCGTTGTAACCGACGTTAAAAAGCGTATTTAAAAAAAGTCGTCTGTCCTGTACATATTCACCGCGAATGAACCAGTCTTACCAGTTACCGAGACTGTTTCATTTCCGTATAACTCTTGACATCCAATATCTTCCATACAGTCGCGACCACTGTGACTCACTGGAATGGGGTACAGGTTCTCACCTCCAGTTGTTGTATAATAGTTGTAACGATCACGGCGACCACGAACTTCCTTACCATAGAGTGGTAGGGTTTCACCGGACCCAGTGAGTATACCCATCTGTTGCATACGACCAGGTTTATATTTCTTGATAGGTGGCCCTCTAAACTCAGGTTCGCGCCGAATCTCCTGAGAACGCACGGGTCTTGGGGGTACCATCATAGTAGGAACTTTCACTGGAACCTTAACGACACGAGGATTTTGGATGAGATACACAATGACCACGACCAACGCGACAAGGATCACCCATAGCAATTGAGTCTTTGTCTTGTTCTTCATTTACTATAGTTAAGGAAAATCTTTCACTTAGAGACATGAAGGTGTTGGCGATCGACATTGGCTATCACAATATGGGTCTTGTATTGGCTGAGTCGAGTGCGGGTCCAAAAATTGATGTAGAATATATAAAGAAGGTAAGTCTCGAAGACTATAAATACATCCACTCAAATGATTTCGTAGACATTATTCCTTTATTTGTAGAAGATCACCGAGACCTATTCGACAAAGCTGAAAAAATCCTCATAGAGAGGCAACCTCCCGGGGGATTCCAGAATATCGAGATACTTTTACACTACATGTTCAAAGACAAAGTTACCCTCGTTTCACCAGTGAGTATGCATGTACACTTTGGTATGAGACACCTCAATTATGAACAGAGGAAAGAGAGAACTGTCTCCATCGCTGAGAAATATATCGATGGAGACATTCCCTATGAGAGAAAACACGACATCGCTGATGCGTTATGTATGATCCTGTACCACAATTTTAAAAGTTGTGTACACTTCTTTGATCAATTTAAGTTCTTTCCTCGTGCAAAATCTTGAGTGCGTTCATGACTGTCTCAAACATTTCGAAAACTTCAGCGGTATTTCGCCTTTCAATAGCTTCCCCGAGTCTCTTGATGTTATAGTCGAATGATTTCTTCTCCTTGACGATTTCATTCAACTTGATATCCAATGCTGCGACTTTATCATCAATGAACTTGGTCGTCTTTTCGATGGTCGCATCAAGTTTTTCAATTTCTTGGATGTATAGAGTTTTATGTTTTCTAAGGATTTCTCGCTTCATTTCAGATTCACTGCGATCAATTTGAGTTTCGAGACGTTCAACCTTCTCCTCAAGTTCTTCGATATTTGTGACGTATTCCCGTTGGTAAATCTCTTTAGCATTTTTCAAGCGATCGATTTCGTTACGAAGTTTGGTATCCATGACTATTTTACCTTAGCTTCATAACTTTAAGTGTTTGGTTCAAATCTTTTGTAAATTCTTTAAAATGTCCAAGACGATACTGCACAAATGCCCAAAGTGCGAAGAATAAGGTCTTGGTCAACTTGTTCACTTCATTGTCTTCCATCTTATAGATTGGGCCAACTAGGCGTCCCATGAATGTTTCATCCTTGTGTTTTCCTGTCATGAACATCTCCGCTTGGGTGAGTGCACACGTATCGTCATTCACCGACCAGTGATAAAATAGGAATGGAATGAGCATTGAATAAAATTCAAGGTTCTTCTGGTTGTTTGTGAAAGGGACAATTAGGATAGCCAAGAGAAAGATGACGTGCATGAAGAATATTATGTTCATCTATTATAAGATGTCAGAAGAAATTAATATGGAAGAAACATGGAATGAATATCATGAGAACGTGTTACGTCAATGGGGTGAGGCGTGTGCGTGTTACAGATATATGCATCATCGCTCTTTTCTGATGTATAAAAAGTTGAGTCTACGTTTTAATTTGCCAGTCATCGTCTTATCGACCATCACGGGTACGGCAAATTTTGCTCAAAGTACTTTACCTGTGAGTATACAACCCGCAGCACCATCAATAATTGGTGGTTTAAATCTCATCGCAGGTCTGATCGCGACGATTATGCAGTTCCTTAAGGTGAATGAACTGATGGAAAATCACAGAACCTCTGCGTTAGGTCATGGAAGTCTTTCAAGAAATATTAGACTTCAGTTATCTCTACCTCGTGAAGAACGTAAAAAGGAGGGTTTGAAATTTGTTGAAGAATGCAAAGCTGAATATGATCGTTTACTCGAACAATGTCCTGCTATTCCTAAAAAGATTCTCATGAACTTCGAAAAAGAGTACCCAATAGAAGGTGTGTTCACAAAACCAGAGATATTAACTGTGCGTCCTATACCATCTCTTAAGTTACCAAAAACTATTGAACCTATTCGAGCTATAACAAAAGACACTGTTTTTGAAAAGGTGGGTACCTTCTTAGCTAAAGAACCTGAGGAGTATGAAGAGGATGAGGAAGAGGAAGAGGAAGAAGAGGAAGAAGAGACAGACGTCGAGCAAGGTACACCAAAAGAATAAACATAACCAAATTGGTAAGAATACTTGAAACAATGTATGGTACAATTTTCCTTTTTAAAGGTTCTACGATACGTTTATGAAGTGCGCTATTTCCGAGCACCAAATCTATGGCCTGATTAGTAAAGTCATCAATGGATTCTTTCATTAAAATAGTTGAGCAAAAAAAAGATCCGATTGTTTCCACAATACACACAAAAACGATTGATCTAATTCGTCGGTACATTCGTGAACGCAAAAATGTCTTCATTTGTGGTTCATTGGGTGTAGGGAAGTCGTATATACTCAAAGCTGTTCTTAAAGGTTTGAATCATGTTGAACTGTTGCCCGAACATCTAAAAAGTAAATCACTTTTCCTCCCTTTCATAAAACCGTCCACGAAACATGTATTCATCGAAGATTATGATCCCATTTTCAAACCCATAATAGAGAAAGTTGCGGACGGTGATCGAATTTCTCGTGGATCCCTCTTGGTGACTACAACGAATATGTGTATGTATCCCAATTTTGAAACGGTATTTATCCCGAAACATAAACCTTCAGTTTTGAAAACCTTGACTGACAAAACAGGTCCAGAAGTAGAGAGTGCTGCGATACGATCACAAGGGAATATACGGAACTTTTTCACCTACATGGAAGGGTACGATGAAATTGATGACTTTGAAACTCCAAAAGAATTCATAGCTGGTGTTCTTTCTGATCCTAGTCCTATAGAAATATATGACAGTATATCTGAACATGGTCACATATGGGACATATTTCAGGAAAATTACCTTGACTCTGAAGGTGTCGACATCATAAAAGCTTCACGAGCTTTTTCTGATGCTGACATGTATGACACTCATATGTATTCTCAAGGTGAGTGGAATCTGATGCCTTATTTTGTTTTACACGCTCTGACGATACCAAAAACGGCACTCGGTCAACCACTTATGAAAGATAAAATCAGACCTGGGAGTTGTTGGACAAAGTTTGGAAACTATAAGATGCGCAAACAGAAGTGTGAAGAAATTAAGAAGAAATCAAGGATGGGGTTGGGTATAGAGGAATTGTGCCTATTAAAGAAATATGCAGAAAGTGGAGACTTGGAACCACTGGTTGAGTATAAAATTTCGCCCCAGGATTTTGATGTCATCAATCATCTCGCTGTTGGAAATGGCTTAAAATCGAGGGACGTCACAAGAGTAAAGAAAGCATTGAAGAATGTCTACGAAAGATGAAGAACCTGAATCTGAAGAATGTGTCAAGGTTATCGGAAACGAGATTCTTTTCTATGCCGATGTCGATCGTGAAAACGCTCTTGACTTCGTTGAAAAATTTAAGAAGTTGGA